CCGATATTTCCGATTTCTAATAGAGCAAAACGTCCTATTATTGAATTTAAAGCAGATTTGCAATTATTTAATTTTGGAAATAACGCCATAACGGACGTAGATCTACTTGATACAGTTACTACAGATGCGTTTTCTCTCGCAGAAAAATCCCCAGGTTATTCTATTGATGGAGTGGAAGTTGAACAGGGGTTTCGTGTCATATTCAACGCTGATCCAGATCCATTAGTAAAATCTAAAATCTATGAAGTTAATTTTGTTTTGATAAACGGTGAACCCCGTATAGATCTAGTAGAAGCAGAAACCCCTTCCTTGAATTCTTCTGTAACAATAACTAAAGGAACGGGTTATAAAGGATCTTGCTGGCATTATACTACCGTTAGCGGAGTAGAAAAATGGGTAGAAGCTCAACAGCGGACTTCAATAAATCAAGCACCGCTCTTTGATATATTCGATAAAGATGAATATAGTTATGGAAGTTATCCGTATACAGGTAATTTTAAAGGAACTAAACTATTTGGTTATGCTGTAGGTACAGGAGCGAACGATCCTGTATTAGGATTCCCATTGCGATATCAAAATTTAGGAATAGAAAGTTCCTTTCTGTTTACAAATTATTTTTCGACAGATATTATTAGTAGAGTTTTTCCAGATTTAGCTATTGACCTTCCTGTTAGATCTGGATTTTTAAAATCTAATAAAACTTTAGATAATCCTAATTACCTCAATATATGGACCGATGCTACTGAATTTAATATTCCGGTAATACAATTTCAGGTTTCATATGAAATTGTTTCTCAGATAGAGATAACAGTGTTTGACGATCCAGGTTATATATCAGACATTTCTATTGATGTATTTGTGAACAATTTAAAATACGGTCGAGATCAATACACATTATCACGTACTAACAATAGATTATTTGTTAATTTTTTGTCGTCTTTGTCTGCCGATACTTTAGGAAATAAAATACGTTTTGATATATACACAGATCAAATTCCTAACAGTACAGGCAGCTATCAAGTTCCTCCTAATCTTACAAATAATCCATTAAATGATATTATTTCACAATTTACTCTAACAGAACTCTACGATCATGTTAACACCATGATTGATCGAAATCCCGACTTTTCTGGAGTATTTCCTGGATCTGGTAATATATCCAGTTTGCCTGATATATCAAAATATGGAACTAGGATTGTTTCGAGTAAAAATCCGTTAGCATTTTCTCATTATTTTATTTCTAGTAAAGAATATAATCTATTGGATTCGATCAGGAATGTGTCCGATGATTACAACCAATTTAAAATTAATTTTATCAATGCTATATCTAAATTAGAGGATTCTTATACTCCGCAGAACGCGGTTGATATTATTCTTACCAAGTTCAACGAGAATAAAAATCAAAATTTTCCTTACTTTTTAAGTGATATGGTTCCTTACGGAACAAATAAAAAAACAAGAAACTATTCAGTAACTGACAAGAGAAATTTAGAATATTCTATTACTTCGGTATTTGATCCCAACATGGTATCTAATATTTCTATATTAGTATATCATAATGGGTCTCAATTATTGATAGATCGCGATTACAAGTTTGATCTTTACGATCCCACAGTTCATATATCAATTCCTTTAATCAAAGGAGATATTATAACTATTGAAGAATATCAAAATACCGACGGGTCCTATGTCCCCTCTACTCCTTCTAAATTAGGATTATATCCTAAGTTTCGGCCAAACATATATCTCGATCATTCTTACGCCGACGATCCTCAATATGTAATACAAGGTCATGATGGAAGCATCACTTTAGCATTTAATGATTATAGAGATGCTGTTTTGTTAGAGTATGAAACTCGTATCTTTAATAACATTAAAACTAATTATGATTCAAATATATTAGATATAAACACAATCCTCCCGGGAGCATTTAGAAAAGAACGATATTCTTATGAAGAGACTTACAGTGCTATTCAACCCCAATTTTTAAAATGGACTGGTTTTTATGGTATTGATTATATAAACAATAATACATTTGATGTCAATAATCATAAAACTTATAATTTTAAATCTCTTCTAGATACAACCACTTTTAATGATAAGACAGTTTCATTGCCAGGAAGTTGGAGGGCTATATACAAATATTATTTTGACACGGATAGACCTGATACACACCCCTGGGAAATGTTAGGTATATCTATCAAACCTGATTGGTGGGATGAGCATTATGGGCCGATGCCATACACTTCTGGAAATATTAATCTTTGGAAAGATTTAGAAGATGGAATGATAGCAGGAGGCGATACACCTGGAATTAATGCCTTGTATTCTCGACCTGGCCTTAGCAAAATTATACCAGTCGATGATAGTGGAAACTTAATCCCATTGTTAGAATGGAGTGTTTTATCTTCTAATGATTCTTTCCAGTCTGTACGACAATCTTGGGTGTTTGGAGATTGGAGCCCTGCCGAAAATGCGTGGAGAAGAAGTAGTAATTGGCCATTTGCTGTTCAGATCCTAACAGCGCTTTTAAAACCAGCCGACTATGCTTCAAAAATGTTTGACACCAGTAGGTTAAATTTAAACAAAGTAGGTCAGTATACCTACGGGGATAATAATGAATTTCTTTCTCCAAAATCTTTAAAGATATACGGAGACATAGTCGATGGTAATGTGGTTAGAGCTGCCGGATACAGTGTCTTCTTAGTTGAGATAGGAAATAAAAGAAATTCTTCTTTTATTCCGCAACTAAAACAAGATCTTCATAATGGAGATTTTAACCTTATGGTTAAATTGGGAGGATTTGCAAGTAAGGATAAATTATCAATCTCTATTGATTCTTTCCAATTAACAACACAAAATCCTACACTTTATATACCAAATGAAAATTATAATATACATTTTAATGTAAGTAATCCTATTAAATCTGTTCCATTATCTGGTTTAATAATTATTAAAAATCAGGATCGATATATTATTAAGGGATATGATCGACAAGATTTATATTTTAAAATTTATCAACCATTTCATGCTTCAAATGATAATATTATTTCAATAGGCCAAACTGATTCGGATTTTGTTTTTTGGTCAGAAAATAAATTATACACTGCTGGGCAGATTGTTTATTATCAAAGTTTTTATTATAGTGTCATTAGTGATCATAATTCATTAACTTCGTTTGACAAAAAATATTATAAATCTCTATCTGGTCTTCCTTCAATAAAAGGGCTATCAGTCTTTACTCCGGCAGGGTACGACACTGTTGAAACGGTGGTTCCATACGGTACGGAATTCTCATCATTGCAGGAAGTATCAGATTTTATATTGGGGTACAACCATTGGTTAGAAGCGCAAGGTTTTATATTTGACAATTACAGCACCGACTTCAATCAAACAATAAATTGGAAATTTGCTGTAAAGGAATTTTTATATTGGTCTACACAAAATTGGGCAGATAATAGCGTTATAACTTTGAGCCCTTTTGCGGATACTATTAAGTTTTCTTTTAAACAGGGGGTAGTAGATAATGTATTGGATAGTTTTTACGAATATAGTATTCTAAGAGCAGATGGATTGTCTTTTCCCCCTGTAAATTTCTACACTGCAAGAAACGGTAATGAATTTGTAATCACTACTAAAAATACACAAGAGGGATTTTATTTTATTAGATTAATACTGGTACAAAAAGAACATTGCTTAATATTTGATAATAAAACTATGTTCAACGATATTATCTATGCTATCGGTACCGGATATAAACAGCAACGTATTAAAATAAAGGGATTTAGAACAGCATCGTGGAATGGTGATTATTTCAGTCCAGGATTTATATACGATAACGCACATGTACAGTTATGGAAATCTTATCAAGGTTATCTGCCCGGTGATATAGTAGAGTATGTTGGAAAATATTATTCTGCCAATCAAAAAATAACAGGCTCTGAAAACTTTGATGCCACTTCTTGGACTTTGTTAAACAGTAAACCTGAGCCAACGCTTATACCAAATTTTGATTATAAGATTAATCAATTTGAAGATTTCTATAGTCTAGATATCGATAATTTTGATTTGTCGCAACAAAAATTAGCACAGCATTTAATAGGATATAGTCCCCGTTACTATCTTGATAATATATTTTCAAATTCTATCAGCCAATATAAATTTTATCAAGGTTATATAAAAGAAAAGGGGACTAAAAACTCTATAACAAAATTAGAAAAGGCCACTACGGCTAATCTACAGGGCACCTTAGAGTTTGATGAGGAGTGGGCATTTAGGGTTGGATACTTTGGATCATATAGTAGTTACACGGAAATAGAATTGCCATTACGAGAGCAGGCGTTTCTTGAAAATAGTCAATTAGTTCATCTTGTTGATCAACTCCCTGATGTTATTAATCCTATAATCTCTTATATTCTTCCTCGGGATTTAACAATTCAACCGGATGACTATGTTTCTACAGGAGCATTTACTGTTTTACCAGGAACATTTAAAGAAAATAGTTTAATTTTACCTACAGCTGGTTATGTACGATTAGACGATGTAGAGTTCACATTAGTTAATGTAAACAATCTTTTAAATTTCGCCAACAGCGATGTATTTGCTGATGGAGATAAAATATGGGTAGGATTTGATAACAATAGCTGGAATGTATACAGATACACAAGGCAATTGCGTTATGTGACTTCTGTTTCAAAAGATGACGGTCCTACATTAACGTTTGTTACTAACTTAGCTCACGGGCTACAGATAGGAGATATAGTTTCTATTAGGGGAATGGATGATGCGATAAACAAAATTTATGTTATCAAAGAAATTTCTGCTCCTACAAAATTTACGGTTGCTACCAACGTATCTTCGGTTGAGCCTCCAAAAAATATGGGAATTCTATTTAAGTTCAAAGATGTAAGATTTAGTAATGTTGATGATCTAGCAGACTTTGATTATCTAGCAGACATCAATGTATCTGAATTATTTTGGTTAGATGATATAGGAACGGGCAAGTGGGGTGTACTTAAAAAATTAGATAATTATAATTTCATTGAATCGTTAGCCCCAAAAAATAATCCGGATCAAAAGTTTGGTTACAGAATTGCCAAACAAGAAGGAAATAATAGATTAATTGTTTCTGCTAGTAATTTTTATGATGTAACAGGAGGAAGAGGTCGTATATATGTATATGATTTAATTGGAAATGCTCTAACTCCTATCTATAACTATTCATTAAACTCTGCTACGGATGAATTTAGATCTAATTCAGATAATGCCCCATTCGGTGATAATATTTTCTATGACGACACAGATAATTTAATTTTTGCCACCGCAAGTGATGCTAGTAATATTAGAGTCGATACTACCGGAGGTGTCCGATATGTAAAATCAACTAATTCTATCAGTAATTATAAAAATGTTGGATTAGTTAAGATTTCTACCATATTCAAGAGTCCTAAAGCCTATACAGCGGAGATTGTTATTGGTGTATTAGGAAGACCGGCCTTGCCGGAAAATAATTCTAAATTTGGATCTGGTATCCATGTACAACGTGCTTCCGGAAACAAGCGTGTACTTATAGGAGCTCCTAAAGCATATAGCACCAGCACCGGCGGCGAGATTTACAGATTTAATCTTAACTATAGCAATAACGTACGGGTATTTTCTGCGGTGACAGGTACTAATTCTAGTGGAACTAATGCCTCTTTTGATATAACAGTTAATCCTGAAACTCGTTCTTATCAGGTTAAACTGGCAAATTCTGGTGCTTTCTATAATGTCAATACATTTAATAACTCATTTATAACTATCACCGGAGATAAGTTAGGCGGAGTCGCCCCAGACAATAATCTTTCTATAAAGATTGACCATACGTCTGCTATTGTCAACGCATCTGGAGTTCTGTTATCCGGAGGCACAACAGCAACGATTATAGGATTGGTAACAGCAACAACAGCATTATTGGTTCCAGGAGCAATTATATCTCGGACAGCAGGAACTGCAAATTTAGTAAATCTTACATATATTCAAAGTATAGATAGCGACACCGGGATAACTGTATATTCTACAACACCTACTGTTAGAACTACAGGAACGATTACATTTAAGTCTGGTGGAGCTATCACACAACTAAGTTCTACAGCGACTACCGGGACTGCTGCGTTAATTTCAGTAAGTATAACAACTTCGTCACAACAAAAATTATCATCGCCATTTGGCGGAAATGACCAATATGGTTTTAGAGTAACTGGAAATAAAAATGCTGATTTAGTAGCTGCATCAGCGCCTGGATATAATTCAGGTAAAGGTGCGGTTGCAGTTTATTCGTATAACACATCTACTGATCAATATATTTTGTATCAAACTATAAAATCCACCGACACTGAATACGACAATCTCATAAGGAACGGTGATAGACTCGGAACTGAATTAGTGATGAGCGAAGATGGAAAATATCTATTCGTAGCATCTTCACAAAGCACTTTAAAAAATACCAGACCTGGAATTGTTTCTGTTTACAAATGGAATGAAGGTAAGTTTGTATTTCTTCAAATATTAAAAAACCCATCAAAAGAACCTAACCTACAGTTTGGCCATTTTATTAGTGTTAATTCATCGTCGACTATACTTTCTGTTACCAGCCAGGGTGCTGTTTTATTCAATGGTATAACTTTTGACAAGGGTAAAACTACATTTGATGCTAATTCTTGTAAGATAAGCGATTATACAAAGATGAGCGGTACAGCTTATGTTTATAATAGAATAAATCAAAAATTCTTATTGGCACAAGAATTGTATGACGTATCAGTCGACGAAGAAAGCTATTACGCAGAAAGTGTAGTGGTAAACGAAAATAAAATTTTGATAGGTAGTCCAGGAAGTTTATCAAGTAATCGCCATAACGGATCAATCTATATATGGAATGAAATTGATCCGGATGCTAACAGTTGGAATATTCATAGAACTCAGGATGATTTAGTTGACATCGCTGCTGTTAAAAAATCTTTTACAATCGATATATTAAAAAATCAATTAGTTGATTATTTTGATATTATAGATCCTGCTAAAGGAAAGATTCCCAGTATTGCTGATAGAGAAATAAGATATAAGACTCCGTTTGATCCTGCTGTTTATAGCATAGGAACATCGTCTGTCGTGGTAGATGAAATTGGATTTTGGAGCGAATCCCATGTGGGAGAATTATGGTGGGATTTGTCGTTGACAAAATTTATCTGGTATGAACAAGGTGAATTAACTTACAGAAAAAACACGTGGGGACAGCTATTTCCAGGAACATCTATTGATATATATGAATGGGTAAAAAGTGAATATTCTCCTTCTCAGTGGGCCAGCCTCGCCGACACCAACGAGGGATTAACTATCGGAATTAGCGGCACTCCTAAATTTTCAGACGGGTCAGTATATAGTTCTGTTCAGGTGTATGATAAAAATCTAGGACAGTTTACTACAATTTATTATTTCTGGGTTAAAAATAAAATTATTGTTCCTCCTGTTGATTTTAGAAATATTTCATCTTATGAAGTAGCTAATTTAATTATTGATCCTAAATCATACGGTTTAAAATATGTTTCTATAATATCATCCGATGCTATAGCCGTTACGAACTTTAAACCTGATTTGATATCAGATAGGATACACCTCAACATAGGATCTGATGTTATTAAAAATAAAATTGATACACATACAGAATGGCAGTTAGTCCAAGAGAATAATCAAAATAGTCGTCCACCGTTAGCTATAGAACAAAAAATGATTGATAGCCTATTAGGAAAAGACAGCATAGGCAATCTTGTTCCTGATCCTTCTTTATCTCCTAGGCAAAAATATGGAATAGAAATACGACCAAAACAAACTATGTTTGTTAATAAAACAGAAGCCTTAAGAAATGTTATAGAATATACTAATAGCATACTACTTAAAAATCTTATCAGAGGGTACGTAAGTTTTGATAATTTAAATTCTAAAGAAGAAATTCCGGATATATATTCAGCTGAATATGATCAACTAGTTGAAGACATTGAATCAAGAGATGTTATTATAACGAAATCTCTAGAGAGAGCATCGCTATCTTGCTCTGTATTAAATGGAAAAATAATTTCGATATCTATCGATTATCCTGGGTATGGATATAAAACAGCTCCTATAGTATCTGTTGATAACGGATATTCTACCGCTGTCATTAAAACATCAATCGATGAAGAAGGAAGAATAGTAGGAGTAACCATATATAATGCGGGTTCTGGATTTATAACAGCTCCTAACATTTCTGTAAGGCCATACACAGTTATAGTACAAGCAGATTCGACTGTAAACAACAAGTGGGCAAAATATGAATGGACTGGATTTACATGGATTAGAATACATACTCAGAAATTTGATACTACCGCCTTCTGGAAATATGTTGACTGGAGTGACTCTACATACAATAAACATATTCCTTTAACTTATGTTGTTAATGAACTATATGAATTAGATGAATTAATAATCAATTCTGGAGATTATGTTAGAGTTAATAATCCCGGAGATGGTAAATTTATTATTCTAAGAAAGACAGATTCCGGAATCAACGGAACATTTGATCCATCCTTTGACATAATTTACTGCCAAGAAGGTACCATTCAAATACTCGAAAGTGTGTGGAATACAGCTCAATCACAATTTGGATTTGATCAAATATCAACATTTGATCAGTTAGTATATGATGAAACATCTGAAATTGAATTACAAAAAATTATAGTTGCTATCAAAGATGATATTTTTGTCGGACCGTTAAATGGTTATTGGAATAAGTTTTTCTTCAAAGCCGTAAAATATGCGTTATCCGAACAGTCATTTATTGATTGGGCATTTAAAACATCATTTATCAATGCTAGAAATATAGCGGGTGTGTTAGATCAACGTTCCGCATATCGTTTCCAGGATCCTACATGGTACGAAGATTATCTAAAAGAAGTTAAGCCTTATCATACAGAGATAAGAAATTATCAGATCAATTATCAAGTTGGGCAAGATAATAATAATCCTTGGGAATTAACAAATACGTATTCTACTGATTTTGATTTACCATCCTATTACGATAGATCTGCGGGCAATTTATTGACGGTCGATAGATCTAATCCGTTAATCAATACATATCCGTATCAATCATGGAATGAAAATTATAAATTCGAAGTCGAAGGCATTACTTTATTATCAGGTGGCAGCGGCTACAAATCAACTCCTACAGTTACAGTTGTTACAGCAAAGGGGGATACCGGCAGCGGAGCCACTGCTGAAGCATATATCGGTTCTGGAAAAATTACAGATATAGTATTAACTAATCCAGGATATGGTTATATCATAACTCCGTCGGTCGTTATAACCGGTGGGGGAGATACTTCTCTTGTTCCTGCTGTAGCATATGTTAGATTGTCTAATAAGAAAGTTAGAAATAGTCTCATTAGGATGAAATTTGATAGAATAACTGGCAATGACTCTTCATTCGTTGTTGGTTCGACTACAGCAACTTATACAACTTCAACCAATGGAGTTACTCGTATATATGATCTTCCTTGGTATTCCACCACTGACAAATCTACAATCTCAGTGACTCTTGACGGGCTTGAATTATTGTTAACTGACTATGACATAGTTAATAGAACAGAATTACCTGATAATAATTTTGATTATCATAAAAAGTATAGTCAAATTTCTTTAAATTACATCCCAGCAAAGGGAAAAATTTTAGAAATTTCTTATAATAAAAATATTGAACTTTATTCAGCTGCTGAAAGAATTAGAGATTATTATAATCCAACAGAAGGAATGGCCGGAAATAGTTTAGGTCAATTAATGGCTGGAGTTGATTATCCTGGAAATAATATTAAAGGTTTAGAATTCACAGCAGATGCAGGATGGAGCGCTTCTACATCAACGTCAAACTACGGATCTGATTATTGGGACTCGCATGACCCTTCGTTATTTCATAGTGTGGTTACATACAGTAGTAGTACACAAACTGTAGTGTTTCCTAACTTAATATCCGACGGATCTAAATTAAATGTCTATATAGAAGGATTTAACTCTGACGGAGTTCAAATTTTTAATAATCGTATAGATAGTACCGGAACAACTACACTGGTATCGACTATAGTTGGGTTGGGCTATGGAAAGGTAAGTGAAGTAAAAATAGCCAATCCTGGACGAGGATATACAGGAACAATTTCTTTAGTTATATCATCGCCCGAAATTTCTACAGGAACAATAGCAACTGCTTCTGTTATATACAATGGTGCTGGAGTAATTACCGGAACAAATATAATTAATCCCGGAACTGGTTATCTCAGATCACCTAGTGTAACTATAGTAGGTGATCAATCTACAACCAGTAATGCTGTATCTGCTTATCTCGTAACTAGAATAGTTCCTGTGTTTATATTAAATGGCGCAACCACTTCGACTATTACAATTCCCCAAGCGGCATTTACTGCTACGTCAGCGGCATTTTACAAGATTGTGTTTAGAGATTCAAAGAGCGGAAGTTCAATAGTTCCAAGAGATTTAGATAATGTTTTAGATGGCGGAACACTTGATTACACAACAGCATTGGGCTATAGTCCAATGGACATTATATTTGATGGAGATAAATTTGTAAGTCCTAATACAAGTCATGCTCCTGAAGAAATGCTACCTGGACAAATTCAAGAAAGTCTTTCAATCAATGTCTTCACCCGAAACGAAGAAGGATCTCCTTTAATTACTACCCAGTGTGCTGTAATCGATAATACTTCGACGTCTACAATAGTTAAACTTTCTTTACAACCAGTTAATACATCTTCTGTAATGGTAAGCTTTAATGGAACGGCTACGGTATACCAAAAAAATTATACTGTAGATTTTATTAATAGTACCGTAACTATTAAACCACAAGGTGTAGTAGGCATAGCCTATATAACTGTAATAGGAGTAGGCGGTACCGAAATATTAGGATCAAAATCTGTAATGACTACGGCTATTCCTAGTATAATTTTAGATTGTCCTGCTGTTTACGACGATATAGGTAGCGTATATGTAACAGTTAATGGAGTAACTATTAATAATAATTTAGATTTAGGGTATACACTATATCCTATATCCGATACGAATAGAGCAGCAAAATTAAAAATCAACGGATTAAACGTATACGAATCTAACCTGATACAAGTCTGGTTCTTTAGAACTGCTAATAAATCATACAGCGAAGTCAAAGAACAGATTATTGAAGTAACGACTACCTCGTCTTCGTTTACTCTAATACAGATGCCGGGTACGCTTGGTCCATTCCATGCTCAAGCAATAGTTGAATTAAATGGTTTAAGATTAACTCCTCCGGATACAATCTATTACGAAGTAAAAAATAATCAATATTTGTTTGCTATTAGGCCAGACGAAGTCAATCCTGCTAACATTTTTGACAACAGTGTTATTGAAGTTTATAGAAACGGAGTGAAATTAACAATCTATGTAGATTATCTTCTATTACAAGATATTAGCTACATTCAATTTAATTCAGAGTATCTAACAAATGGTGATGTAATAGCTATTACTAAATTAATAGGACAAGACTATACTATAGCAAATAACCAAATTAATTTAACAAATAGTATTTCTCCTGGAAATATATTAAAAATTATAACGTATACAAATAGTGATTCTTCAAACATACGATCAGAAGTTTATCGATCTCAAGGATCTAATCTATACAAGATGTCAAGAGCAATCATAAATGACAATTATGTATGGGTTTCTGTAGCCGGAAAACCCCTAATAAAAGGTAGAGATTATTCGATACTATCAGATTTACAGACAGTTGAAATTAGCAACACCTATAATTATAATTTAAATGATAGAATTATTATCACTAGTTTCGGTGACAAATCAGTGAACAATTTCTTAGGTTATAGAATTTTCTATGATATCTTAGGAAGAGTTCATTACAAGCGATTCAGTGAAAAAAATAATACATCATTAAGTAAAGAGCTATTACCTGAAGATACAGTAATTTCAGTAGTTGATACCAGCGTCTTGCCAACACCTTCTCCTAGTACAAATAGTCCTGGAATTATTTTTATATCGGGAGAAAGAATAGAATATTTTACAAAAGATAATGAAAATAATACATTAGGTCAGCTAAGGCGAGGAACGTTAGGTACGGGCGTCCGTGAAATATATGCGATAGGTACTACAGTAGTTGATGTCAGTAGGGGCCAGACTATTTCTACAAATGAAACATCGTCTGTTCAAAACATATTAACTACTGGCACATCTACATATCAAATTAATTCTTTGGCGTCAACATCTACAGGAGATGCGATTGTTTTGGATTCTAACTTGAATTCGATTAGTCAAATTGATGTATATTATGCTGGAAAGCTGTTGAAGAAAACAACAAGTACTATACATATTCTAGATACATCGTATGATTCTGACGCAGCAAGTGATGTAATGATTGATCCGGAATTTACAATTCTAACTACAGGAACAATAAATTATGTTAAGCTTTCTCTTTCTCCGTTGATCTGGCCAAACGGCGTTGAAAACGGAAAGAGATTAACTATAGTAAAAAATATAGGACAAACTTGGTATACTCCGGGTCAGTCTCTTTCTTTACTGAACGAAGTAACTACACAGGCTAAATTCTTACAAGATTCGTCATCGGGGATTCCTGATAAGTACTTCTATACAAACCAAATATCAACTCCTCGCTTTTACGCACTAGATGAAAACGGAGTGGTACTTACAGATGAAACAGGAACTTTCTTGGAGTTAGATTAAAATGGCAAAAATAAGTGAATTACCTATATTAACCGAGCCCGGCACGCCTACCAGATTTTTAGCTGTAGACGTATCAACAGCGCCGTATTCGAGTAAGACAGTAACGTTAGCTAGTTTGAGAGATAAAATTATTTCTCTAGGAGTTATAGATATTGGAACAACGTTAGTACGAAATCCCAACGGATCGTTTGATGTAGCCACGCCTATTCCGACACAAACAGGAAATTCGGGGGCATTTTTAACAACAAACGGTGCCTCACTAAGTTGGGCTACATTAAATTCTACGTTTCCTAATCAAACAGGAAACAATGGAAAATATCTAACTACAGATGGTACTAATGTCAGTTGGGCCTCCGTGACAAACAGTAGTATTCCAGAACAGATTAATCGTGCTGGTCAATTTCTAACAACCAACGGAACCACAGCTAGTTGGATTGCTATAGGGGCATCACTATTAGCTTCTCAGACAGGAAATGCTAGTGCTCTACTAACCACCAACGGAACTACTTCAAGTTGGGTCAAATTAGGAGAGTCATTGCTTCCTTCACAAACAGGAAATACCGGATCATTTTTAATAACTAACGGAACTACCTCAAGTTGGACTAAATTAACTCTCAGCAGTTTAACAAATGTTGTTTTATCTTCTCCTACTGTAGGCCAAGCATTAATTTATAATGGTACTAACTGGGTAAATTCAACTACAAGTGTTAGCGGACTTTCATCAAGGGCGGCGTTTTCAACGTCGACGTCGGTTATATCTTCGGGAACCACACAGAGCGTCACTATTTCTAACGCATATAAAGGCTATCTACTATATAAAATATCAGTAACTACATCTTCCTGGGTCAGAATTTATACTGATTCGGCATCTAGAACTGCTGATGCATCAAGAACATCAAATACTGACCCAACACCAGGCGCAGGTATTATTGCGGAAGTAATTACAACAGGTTCTCAAACAATTCTTATTAGCCCGGGAGCGTATGGATTTAATAACGAAACTGTACCTACTACTACTATACCAATGAACATTACAAATCTGTCTAGCTCAGCAGTTGCAATTACTACAACACTAACAGTTTTACAATTAGAGGTATAATATGTCCGGATCTTTAAAAAAATACGTTGAACAATTTGAATACATAGTTACTCTCAACTATTTTGAAGATCTTGACGATTTTTATAAAGAAATGGAAGGTTCCGGTCGCACATTCACTGACAGCGCCGTTCCTGAAAGAGAAATTCTTATTGTTAATTTAAAACCTACTAGCCTAAATACACATTTTATGATGACAGAGTGGGAAGCAATGAAACTCAAAGCAGACCCTCGGGTTTATACTGTTGAGATTCATCCTAGACATTTAGGAATTACATCAGGAACATATGCTACTACTAAACAAACATCTAGCGGCTGGAACAAATCCACATCGTCTGGTAGTAGTATGCTTAATTGGGCATTACTGAGATGTACCGAAGGAGTTCAGAGATCGGGATGGGGGCAGGATGGCACTGTATTTCAAACGGCAACAGTTGAACTCAGTGCCACTGGAAAAAATGTCGATTGTGTAATTGTTGATAGCGGCAATCCCAATAGAAACCATCCTGAATATGCAGTTAATGCTGACGGTACAGGAGGTAGTCGTATGATCAGTTACAATTGGTTTCAACACAATCCTGAAGTAATAGGCGGAGCTGCCGGCA